AAGAATCTCGAAAGACAGCGTAATGAATTCGCTATTAAATCAGCCGGTGATGCTCTCAATTCATTGGGCCAGACTAATAAACAAGCCTTTAAGCTTGCTAAAGCCTATAATATTGGTCAGGCAATTATGAATACATATACGGGTGCCACCAAAGCATTAGCCGAATTGCCACCACCATTTAACTTTATTGTTGCGGCGGCCACAATAGCGAATGGTTTGGCTCAAGTACAGCAAATTCGCTCGCAACAATTCCAGGGTCGAGCGGTAGGTGGTCAGGTTAGATCTGGCGAATCTTATGTAGTTGGTGAGCGTGGACCGGAAGTGTTGACTATGGGTGCTACAGGGCGTATAATACCAAATGACAAAATTGGTGGAGCGACTCAGACAGTGAATAAAGTTGCAAATGTGAATTTCCAAATTACTACAGTAGATGCTCGCGGGTTTGATCAATTACTTCAATCACGCAGAGGTCAAATTGTTAGTATGGTGAATTCAGCCATGAATGATCAGGGAAGACGAGGCGTTGCATAATGGCCGGTACGTATCCATCAACTCCAGAATTCCAGGCTATCAACTTAGAATCAAAACACAACAATCTCGTATCTGAAACTGTTTCTGGTCGACAACAAGTACGGTCTATTGGCGGTCAACGGTGGTCTTTTAGTGCCAGGTATAATCCGATGACTCGTGCTGAATTTCAGCCTGTATTTGCATTTGTGATGAGTCAACAAGGTCGGTATGGGACATTTACCATTGTTCCACCAGTCATTGGTGATGCAAGTGGAGATGTATCTGGCACTGCTTTGGTTAATGCGACGACAGCCGCAGGAGCTACATCTGTTGCTATGGATGGAATTACAGGTACGATCAAGGCCGGAGATTTCATCAAGTTTGCCAGTCACTCTAAGGTCTACATGGTCACGGCTGATCGTGCGGGTGCGGGGAGCATATCTATCGAGCCGCCATTGGTATCCGGTGTCACCGATAACGAAGCAATTACGTATGATAGTGTTCCATTTACTATGCGTCTAGCAAATGATATTCAAACGTATAGTTTAAATGCCAATGAATATTATGAATATGAAATTGATATGATTGAGGTGTTGTAATGCCTCGTACCATTAATGCTTCAACGTTAACTGCATTACAATCAGATTCGGTACGTTTAGCCCATTTGGTACGTTTAGGTTTTACTACTGAATTATATATTACTGATTCGCCACACCAATTGGTATATGATTCAAATACTTATTTAGCCGCATCACATTTTCTCAGCCTGGATACATCACAAGAAACCCAAGATTTGCGAGTTGGTTCAATGACGATAAATTTGTCAGGTGTAGACCAATCTTATTTATCAATATTTTTAAATCAAGAATATGTCAATAGGAGAGCTAGGATTTGGCTCGCTATCATCAGTAGTGGTGGCGAAATAATTGGTGACCCGATCAAGACGTTTGATGGTGAAATTACTGGATATTCGCTTCAAGAATCTAAAAGCAATTGCGTGATCAATATGAATATTGCTTCACATTGGGCTGATTTTGAACGGAAGAATGGTCGATTCACCAACCAGAATAGTCAGCAATACTATTTCCCTAGTGACACTGGTATGCGGTTCGCGGCAGAGTCGATCAAAGATATTAAATGGGGTAAAGCCTGATGGGTTGGTTTAGTAATTTCATCAAGAACCCTATTAAGACTATTGGCGATACAGTCAACGATGCCGTTGATGTCGTCGTTGATGTCGTCGAAGATGTCGTCGATTTTGTCGGTGACGTTGTTTCTGAAGTTATATCTTGGGTTGTTGATATACCAGAAGTACCAGACATTGCTCAAGATGCGCAATCGGTATTGGTCAACAAGAATTCAAATATTGCTCAAATTCCTGTTGTATATGGCACTCGTAAAGTAGGCGGTACGCGAGTATTCGTTGAGACATCGGGTGCGGAAAACAAATATCTCTATATTTGCCTGGTTCTATGTGAAGGCGAAATTGATTCAATTGGAGAGATTTACATTAACGATGAAGCTCTAACAGGCTCTGCTTATGCTCCATATGTTACAGTAGATAAGAAGCTTGGTACGGATAGTCAAACTGCATCGAGTGTTCTAACAGCCGCGCCATCATGGGGTTCGACAGACACTCTGTCAGGAATCGCATATCTCGGTATCCGATTAGAGTTTAATCAGGACGTATTCAGCTCTATCCCTACGATCAATGCCATCGTGAATGGTCGGAAAGTCTACGATCCCCGCACAGACACCACAGCACTATCATCGAATCCTGCATTGTGCCTTAGGGACTATTTGACCAACACTCGATATGGTAAAGGCTTGAATACTTCTTTGATTGACGACACTTCTATTTCATCTGCCGCAAATATTTGTGATACTGATGTTACGAATTACGATGGGTCAGGCGAAACAGTAAAACGTTTCTCATGTAATACAGTCATTAATACAGACAGACAGATATTTGATAACGTCAAAATTTTGCTATCCGGTATGCAGGGTATGATGCCTTATCAAGACGGTACTTATAGCCTGGTAATCGAAGATGACTATGATAGTGTATTTGATTTCACGACTGATAATATTATTTCTGGATTTAAAATAGCAGGCGTTGACAAAACTAGAAAGTATAACAAAGTGACGGCTAAATTCGTAAATCCTGATGCTAACTGGCAGGCCGATACTGTAATTTGGCCTGATGCCGATTCATCGGACTATACTACATTTCTGGCTGAAGATAATAATATAGCTCTAGAACGTGAGATTGATCTAAATTCTTGCACCAATTATTATCAAGCGCGTAATATAGCCAAGACTTTATGTTTATCATCTCGTAAAGCTAGTATTCGTATTTCATTTGTAGCGACTCCTGATGCGCTTAAATGTTCTGTTGGTGACGTTGTGACGATCACGCATCCGACTCCTGCATGGAATAATAAAGAATTTAGAGTCACAGCTTTATCAATCAATTATGATGCTACGGTTAATATATCTTTAGTTGAACACAATGCTACGATTTATCCTTGGGTATCCGATAAGGAAGAACCGGCATCTATCGCGTCTAATTTACCGGATCCATTAACGGTAGTGGCTCCTGTCCTGACAGTAACGGATGAGGTAAGGGTTCATAACGAGGAAGCTATTTCGTTCCTGATCGCCAATGTATCGAGTACCGATCAGTTTACAGAGCGATTCGAGGTTCAGTCTCGGTTAGAAGGCGAAACGAATTTTGTCACCATGGGTCAGGCCGGTGGTGGTCAGTTTGAGCAGGTAAACATCGAGGATGGCCGTATATACACAGTTAGGGCTAGAGCGATCAACTCGCTAGGCGTTCGTTCTGCATGGACTTCAGTAGATCATCAGGTAGTTGGTAAGACAGCTCCGCCATCCGATGTGACTGGATTGACAGGTAATTTGATCGGAAACCAGTATTTTTTAAGTTGGAATGCTGTCCCTGATGCTGACTTATCGCATTACCGTGTACGGTTTGCGGCAGAAGATGCCTCGCCTACCTATCAGAATGCAAACCCATTGGTTGATAAAGTATCCCGTCCTGCTACTTCTGTGTTCGTTCCTGCGCGGAATGGAACGTATTTCGTTAAGGCGATCGATAAGCTAGGTCTGGCATCTGAGAATCCGGCCACTGTGGTACTTAGTTCAAACATCGATGAATTGGATAACTTCACTGGAATCCAGACCATTAACGAGCATCCTGACTTCAACGGCACGTTCGATGATGTAGTCGAAAACGATGCAGAAGATCGTCTGGTACTGGATACCTCGATTCTGTTTGATGCAGTGACAGGAGACTTTGATGACGCTCTTGGCCTGTTTGATGCGGGTTCAGGTAACGTCGATGCGGAAGGATTCTACTATTTCGGAAACGATGTAGACCTCGGCGCAACCTATCTCGTCAGAGCGACAGCAATCGTCAAATCTGTACGGGTAGACTATGTAAACTTGTTTGATTCATCTGAAGGCTTATTCGATGATCGTCAGGGTACATTCGATGGTGACGTAAACGCATTCGATGACGTAGGTGTAGAGGTACAGGCTCGATTCACTACGGACGATCCTTCTGGCACTCCTACATGGTCTGATTGGCAGACGTTTCAAGTCTCAGATTTCAAGGCTAGAGGGTTGGAATTTAGATGCCGGATGACTACTACGGACGATCAGGCGACTCCTGCTGTCTCATTCTTGTCGGTCCAATTAGATATGGGCGATAGGACAGAATCAGGCGATGATGTGGTATCTGGGGCCGGTGCTAAAGTTATTACATTCAATAAAGCATTCCAAGCAACTCCTGCTATCGGCATTGGCGCACAGGATTTACAGACAGGTGACTACTATGTCTTGACAGCAAAATCCAGGACAGGTTTTACTATTACTTTCTACAATAGTAGTGATGTTGCTATTAGCCGCACATTTGACTATGTGGCGAAAGGATACGGACGCGAGGTAACGTAATGAGCCAAAATGATTTCACCATAGCCAATCAGGGCTTCCCTGCTTTTCGTGCGGATTTAAATGGCGCACTGCAAGCATTGGCCTCGCTCAGTGCAGGAGCGACAGAGCCTAGCACTACCTTTGCTTATCAACTCTGGTACGACAGCACTACTGACATTCTGAAGGTTCGTAATGCGGATAATGACGCATGGATCAATCTGTTCAACTTTGACCAAGCAACAGACACAGTATCGGTCGAAGGGACTGATCTAGTAGACGACACCACTCCACAGCTTGGCGGTGATCTGGCATCTAACGGAAACGATATTCTGTTTGCTGACAACGACAAGACCATCTTTGGTGCGGGGTCGGATTTACAGATTTATCACGATGGTGCTACGGGCGAATCTTATATTACAGAGTCCGGCACAGCTAACTTTTTCATTCAAGGAACAAATCTTAGACTTCAAGACACGTTAGGTGCAAATTACCTTACAGCACAATCTGGTGGTGAACTATATTTGTATCACAATGGATTGCAAAGAGTACAAGTTAATACCTCTGGCATCGACGTAACAGGCACAGTCGCAACAGATAGAGCGACTGGTACGGTCACCACAGACAACGATCTGTCATTCGACATGAACGCATCTAACTACTTCAAATGCACACCAACAGGCACAGGTACGCTGACGTTCACAAACATTACAGCAGGACAGTCTGGCAATATCTGGCTAGACAACTCTGGCGGTTACGCAATCTCTGCCGCCGCTAGTACATACATTGCCAGTGCAGACCTTACTACCATCTCAACAGCAGGTGTGTACTTCCTGTCGTATTACTCTGATGGTACGAATGTGATGGTCAGTGCGACTCCGGCAGTCACAAGCGCAGGAGCATAACGTGGCAGTATTGCAAGGTAATGCAAAGCAAGGCTCAGTAAGAGGCTTCTACCCAAAGACCATTGAAGGATCGCTACGGTTTAACGATGATGACGGTGCGTACCTGAGTTGGACAGCAGGGACGCCAACAAATCAATATAAGTGGACCTGGAGTGGTTGGGTTAAATACTCAACAAGCACTTCAGACAAAATACTTTTTAGTTCGTATGATGGTTCAGATACAGATAACAGAGCAGTAATTGGCTTTGATAATGGTGTTAATATTGGCTTTACAAACCGGACAGGCGGAACAAGAACACGGCTTATATCAAATGCAGTATTTCGTGATCCTTCTGCTTGGTATCACATTGTGGTTGAGTTTGATTCAACTCAAGCAACCGATAGCAACCGCACAAAGATTTATGTTAATGGCGAACAAATAACTTCTTTTAGCTCTGCTGAATATATTGCTCAAAACCAAAGTGAAATTAATAAAAGTGGCGAACCACATCAACTAGGTTCGCATAGTACAGGTTCATACTTTGACGGCTACCTAGCCGAAGTCTTCTTCATTGACGGTACAGCCCATGACGCTGACGCTTTCGGTGAAACCAAGAACGGTGTGTGGGTTCCTAAGAACATTACAGCCACAGACTTCACAATGGGTACGAATGGCTTTCACCTGACGTTCCAAGACGATACAGAGGTTGAGGCGTTCAATACTGTTCTGTATCGGGGCAATGGGTCAGAAGGACATAGCATAACAGGTGTTGGGTTTAAACCAGATTTGGTATGGATAAAGTGTCGTAATGTAGCCAGAAATTTCGTTATAGAAGATGTTATTCGCAATACTCGACTTCAAACCAATACAACAAATGCAGAATTAACTAAGACCGTAGACTCTTATGATTCCGATGGATTTACGGTAGATGCTACATTAGACGCTAACTACGCAGGACAAGACTTTGTAGCGTGGTGTTGGAAAGCAGGAGACTCCAACGTATCCAATACTGATGGCTCGATAACCTCCACAGTACGGGCTAATGATACCTATGGCTTTAGTATCATAGAGTTTACTGGAGCTTCTGATAACGACTCAGTTGGGCATGGGCTATCATCCACTCCAGATATGGTTATCTTTAAAAAGACAAGTGCTACCGGAGATTGGTGGGTGTACCATTCATCGCTTGGTGCTAATAGCGCAATTAGATTGAATGATACTGGTGCGGCTTATACAGGTTATAACTATTGGCCTACGGTGGATGCAACAGAAATTCAGTTTGATGGGACAAGCGCATTGACTGGCGGTGATGTCATCGCCTACTGTTGGGCAGAGAAGACTGGCTACTCTAAGTTTGGGTCTTATTCTGGGGATAATTCTACCGATGGTAGTAATGAAACCACTGTTGGATTTAAACCCGCTTTTGTAATTATTAAAAATACTGGGGCGGGTGAAAACTGGAACATCTATGACAATACACGGTTTACTGATGGTGATGGCTACATTGAAGGTAATTTGTTTGCAAGCTCAAGTTCGGCAGAGGTAACAACTGCCCCGATTGAATTTACGGATACTGGCTTTGCTCCACGAGCAAGCGGTGGTGGTGTTAATGCGTCAGGAAGCACATACATCTATGCCGCCTTTGCAGACACAAGAGATGCGGCCTTCTGGTTAGATCAGTCTGGTAATGACAACGATTGGCAACCAGTCAACCTAGACCATAACGATACCGTTGCAGACAGTCCGACTGATAACTTTGCTACGTTGAATCCTTTGAATGTTGGCGTAAACATTACGTTGTCAGACGGTAACCTAAAAGGTGTGTGTAGCTCTGAGCATAAGTCAATGTACGGCACAATGGGCATGACTTCTGGAAAGTATTATTGGGAAGCTACTGCTATCTCTGGTGCGGCTACGAAACATACATTTGGTATTACCAATGCCGCTAATACATCTGCCTATACTCAAGTTAATGGCACAAATGCTTTGTTCATTACTGGAACAGCGGCTATGTATGCAGAAGGCGATGCAGTAGGCGTATACAACAACAATGTTTACAAGAATGGCTCTGTTGTAACTAGCTCTGTATGGGGAAGTGGTGTTGCTAATGGTGATACAGTCAGCGTAGCTTTTGATGCCGATACAGGCAAAATCTGGTTTGCCAAGAATGGTGATTGGATTAGCACAGCCGCAACAGGTTCTGGTGATACAACCGTAGCCACAGGTGAAACATACGTCCCTGCCTTCTCAATAGAAAACTGTACTTGGGAAGTCAACTTCGGCCAACAGCCATTCAAATACGATCCACCTGCGTAGGAACTAGACATGGCATATTTACCACTCAGCACAGCCAACCTACCCGATCCTGCGATAGACCCTGCACAGGGAAGCAGTCCTGCGGATTACTTTACATCTCATATTTATTCTGGCGATGATTCTAATGGTAGAGCAATTTCCATTGGTTTCAATCCTGATTTAGTTTGGACAAAACGCAGAGACGGTGTAGCAAATCATCATTTGATGGATGCTGTACGAGGTACTTTAAAAACTTTGCACAGCGACACCACAGATGCGGAAGATACTGGTTTTGAAGGAGTCAGTTCTTTTACATCACCTTCAGATGGGTATAGCTTGAATACTGATACATCGGAAACAAGTTTAAATGACAACGGTAAAACCTATGTATCTTGGAACTGGAAAGCCAACGGCTCTGGTGTATCCAACACAGATGGCTCTATCACTTCAACAGTGAGTGCGAATACGGAGTCTGGGTTTAGTATTGTTAGTTATACTGGTAATTCGACAGCAGGTGCTACGGTTGGACACGGGTTGGATCAAGCACCAGACTTAATTATTAACAAAAATAGAGGTACGACTAACTACTGGAACGTATATACCAGTGAATACGGTGGTAATTATACGCTTTACCTAAACACAACAAACTCGATAGCAGGGCCAGACTCAGTTTGGTGGAACGGTGCAGATGCAGGAGCTTCAGTCTTTACGCTCGGCAACAATATAACTAATAACGCAACAAGTAACAACTACATCTCCTACTGCTTCCACAGTGTCGAAGGCTTCTCAAAGTTTGGCTCATACGTTGGTACTAATAATTCTGACGGCCCATTCGTATACACAGGATTTAGACCTGCGTTTGTAGTCTGCAAAAATACAACGACTTCAGGAGGCGACTGGGCAATTATTGATACAGTAAGAGATACCTACAACGTAGCAACAAAACAAATATGGGGTAACTCAAGTAGTGCAGAAGCTACTGGGTCAAACACTATTGATATAGTTAGTAATGGATTTAAAGTCAGAGCAAGCGGGCTTACAAACTTTAACAAAAGTGGTGAAACAGTAATCTACATGGCCTTTGCCGAAAACCCATTTAAGTACAGCAACGCTCGCTGATAGGAGATAGAAACAATGTGGACTTACTTAGGTAGAGTTATCAAGCAAGGCAGGGCGTGGACTGACGCTGAAGGTACACAGCATCCTGCTCAGTGGAATCGTTGGACAGACGAGGAGAAGGCCGCTAAAGGTCTGGTGTGGAATCAGGACTTACAGCCTGTACCGTTCGACAATCGCTTCTACTGGAGTGCAGGAGTTCCAAAGGCACTCGATGATGTCAACGAAGTAGACGAGGACGGCAATCCTGTACTGGATGAAGACGGTGTTCAGATAGTCACCAAAGGACTCAAGAGCAATGCCATCGCACAGACGAAAGTGACTGCTAGCGGCTTGCTTGCTCCGACTGATTGGATGGTTATCAAAGCGGCAGAGGTGTCTGGATATACTGTCCCTGCTGATATCACAACCTATCGTGCGGCAGTGCGTACAGCATCGAATACTATCGAGACTGCGATCACAGGCGCGGCTGACCACACAGCGTTCATGGCGTTGTATAATGCGCCAGTAGATGCTGACGGTATGCCTACCGGAAACGCACCGATTAACGATTGGCCTGATGAGGTTTAACAATGGACAAGCGTACAGTAGCTTCGGCTCATACTCGGATTGATAACCTGGAGAAAGAATTAGTGGCGATCAAGACCGAAGTAAAGATTCAATTCAAAGACCTATTTGGCAGAGTGAAACGCCTGGAAGCAATCCTAATTGGAGCTACCGGTGCGATTATCATTATGCTACTGACGGTCTTATCTAAGATGCCATAGTTATGATCTTTGAAGCCATAGCCGCTATCAAAATCGCAAACGAGGCTATCGGCGCAATTAAAGAGTTTGCGGGTCATGTTTCATCAGTCGGTGAAATGGGTAAAGACCTAACCAAACTAGCAGATGCCAAAGATGACATCGAGAAAGCGGCCAAGGATGGCGACATGGAGGCTTTCTGGGCGTTAGAGGACATCAAACGTCATGAGGCTGAGGTCAAACAGCAGTTCATCTATGCAGGACGCGCAGGACTTTGGGATGATTACTGCAAATTCATTGCAAATCGTAAGCAACTTCGAGAGAACGAGCGTAAACGTGCAGAAGCTAAAAAACTGGCTAAGAAAAAAGCCATACAGAATGGATTTCTTTATACTGCTGTCGGCATTGCTGTTCTCGGTGCTGTGGGCGGGGCCGTGGCCCTTTTACTTTGGCTTATATCTCTTAAAGGTAAATAGCTTATGAGCATGATTCAAGACATAATCAGACTACCACATGGCTTATTAGGTGTTGCCGCTAATCACTATGATGGCCTATCCCATATACATAAGTTTGGTGCTGTCCCTGCTATGTCACAGAACCAATCAGGAACGATCTGGGATGTAAACGATACTACCTATCCTTGGTCAGCATTCTCGTCAGCCACCACTTTAACTGTGGATCGAGCATCGGCAAGTGACGCGGATAAGCAAGTGTTGATTACCGGCTTGGATAGTGGTTATAATGAGATCAGCGAAACAGTCACTTTGACCTCAGCTACTGGAAATGCAACTACCCAATCATTTATACGTGTTTATCGTGCATATATGACTAATGGATCTGCAACGAACGTAGGTAGTATATCTGTGAAAGCTTCGACTACTGTTGTAGCTCAAATTACAGCAGGAAAAGGCCAAACTTTGATGGCCATATATACTGTACCCGCCGGTTATTCGGCCTATGTATTGAAAGGTGCGGCTACCTGCCAGGACGGTGCAGACGCAACTGGTGATATGTTTGTACGGTATTTTGGTGAATCAGCGTTTCGAGTAGGACATTCATTCGAGGTATGCGGCGATGGTGGTGAATATATGTACGATTTCGGTATACCTTTGCGAATACCAGAAAAATCTGATATTGATATACGAGCTAGTGTGCGTTCCAACAACGCTCGTTTGACT